ATGGAAATATCACTTTTTGGACAAAACACAAAGAATATGTATTTGATGCACTTGATGTGCTACCGGTTCATTATATCATTAAAGGATCTGAGCATGGAAGAATGTATTCAGTTGTTGAGCAGACTCTTGAAAATATCCGTGAAAAAACGCTTACCATCAAGAACAAGGATTACTTTCACAGAGCTGAATTCCGGCGTATTGAATACATCGAAAGCCAGAACAAATACATAATGATCCATTGCACATGCGGAATATCGCACAAGGAACGAGGAAAGCTCAATGATATCGAAAAGAGTCTTGACGGAAGATTTTTGCGCTGCCACCAGAGCTATATAGTTAATATGGACGAGGTAAGCGAAGTAAGCCATTTTTTTACGATGGTATCTGGCGCGATCGTCCCGATCAGGCAAAGAGAATTTGCAAAAATAAGAGAAAAATATGAAAACTACGTCATTGGAGGGAGATAAAGCATGAGCGAAGAAAAAACCAA